CTGGGACATAACATCAACCTGTAGATTTGCCAAACGACATTTAACAAAACGCAAGCACTTTTATAAAGAAGCAAACTATCCTTTTAGTGTAGAGAAACTAGACTGGAATGGATAATCAACTTGGAGTAATTATGAGTAGAACACAATGAGAATTTTAACATTAGAAAATACTGTATTTGATTTAGATACATTACCTGAAGAGATTGACGATTTACGTTTTTCAATATTTGATAACAGTGATCCACAAAATCCAGATCATCTATACATTCCGTTGATATTTCTAGAAACGTTTAATAGTCCAGCATTGGTCTTGCGTATTGGTGATACCACAATGAAAATGCCAATTGACTGGCAAGTGCTGATTGGAGAACCTGAAGTGGGTGACTTAGAAATGCTACAACTTACAAGTATCAATGACAGAGGATTTAAAGTTTTTCAATTCAATCCGCTAACAAGTTTTAGACCTTCATATATGGACATTGAAATTATTGATGTGTATCAAGACGTAACATGGTATGTGCCTAAACTTAAGAACGGACAGATGTTAGCAGTACCTGTAGACAACACAGACAACCCAAGATGTGCATACTTTGTCAAAGATATCAGTCGTAACTGTGAAGTTGTGGATTACAATAAGGCGTGGTGATGAAATACAGAAAAGAAATATTTGATAGGTTGAAAAAGATCATTGGTGATAGTAGTCTAACGTTAGCAGTGATATATACAATTGGTCATATTATTATTGCAATAATATGTGTTAGGGTTATAACTGGTGCTAGTTTAGAATTAGCAGCCGTGGATGCATTTGTAGAACCAATCATTAATGGCTTTTGGTTTTACTTCTTACACAAACTTTGGAGAACAAGCAATGAGCGATAAGCTCAACATTGCAAACGAAATGCGTTGTCTGGATAGCAAGGATAGAAACTTCTATGACAGTCTAACAGATGAAGAACGTAAAAAGTTTTCAAACTTTCTTATGATTCGTTGGAGTTCAAGTATACAAGGTTCAAGTGAACTACAAGAATATTACTTGATTGCCTGTAATGAACGTTTGAACAAACATTTCTTTGACATAAACAAGCATCCTAAGTTACAATGGTTATGTGCCACAAGCATTTCACCTGGTATGGGCAATCACAGACATCAGTGGATATCACCAAAGAAGAAAGAAAAAGGCAATAATGAAGCAAAGAAGATGTTGATGGAGTTGTATCCTGCAATGAAAGCAGATGAGATTAATTTACTGAGCAAACTGATAACCACCAAAGAACTAAAGGAACACATGCGTGACAGTGGAGTCGCAGACAAAAAGTGAAACACATGTTTGCAAGTATTGTGAACGTGAGTTTAGAAAAGAAAGCACACTAGCAGTGCATCTGTGCGAGCAGAAGAAACGTTCACGAGAAGAAAAAGAAGTAGGTGTACAAATTGGTTTGCAAAGTTATTTGACATTTTACACAATGACTCAAGGAAGTGCTAAACTAAAAACATTTGCAGAGTTTTCAACATCTCCGTACTATAAAGCATTTGTAAAATTTGGCAGACATTGTGTTGGTATCAATGCTATCAATGTACCAAAGTTTGTTGAATATGTTGTAAAACAAAATAAGAAATTAGATCATTGGTGCAAAGAAAGTGTATATGATGAGTATTTGCAACAGTATATAAGAAGAGAAGCACTAACAGATGCACTACAACGTGGCATTGAGTATGGTATAAAGTGGAGTGAGAAAACTGGTAATCCAGCACAAGACTTTTTACGTTATGGCAATGACAATGCAGTAGCATTTGCAATAAGCACAGGACGTATATCACCTTGGTTGGTATTCAACTGTGAATCAGGTCAATCATATCTAGCACAGATGAATGGTGATCAAACAAAAATAGTATGGCCGTGGATTGATCCAGACTTTTGGACTAAAAAGTTTAAAGACTATCCAGCAGATCAGGCATACTGTGAAGAAATACTTAAACAGGCAGGATGGTAAATGTTGTTGAAAATTAATATTACAGTTGATAAGTCAGGCATGGGACTTCAGCTAATCGATATGGTTTATGCTTATCGACAATCATTAGATGTTGGACATAAATCAGATTGGCATATTTCGTTTGGTCCACATGACACTAACTGTGATTTAAATATTTTATTCAGTCAAATGCCCGGCAAAAATCATCTCGAATCAAAATTTGATTTGTCTTGTTTTGATTATATACTTTTTTGTAATGGCGCCGAGCCTCTCCAAGTCGCATCTCAAGGCATTGAAGATCTATTAAAACGAGAAAATGCTTTTTTGATATCCAATAGTATGCTACCATATAATCATCCTTTGTATTCTAAAATTATAACCCATCTAGATGCTATTTTAATCTGTCAACAGTGTTGGACCCAACCTTTTTATCATCATTTTTTTGCCGCTAATAGCAAAAAAAGTTTAACACGATTACCAACAATATGGGCTATAAATGGACAGGCAAGAACATGGCGTTATATGTTTTTTGAGGAACTTAAAAAGGCAAATTTAGGTATTGAAATTAGAGACGCTATATCTACTGTGGTTAACACTCATATAGCCAATTGGGAATCACTCGAAGACACTGAGTTTAGACAAAGTCTAGAAATAGAATACAATGACATACTAATAGAGAATCCAATTAAATCTGCATATTATGCAGATTTATCATTAAACGGTATTGACGGAAAGTTTGGAGTTGTAGCTCCAGGGTATGAATTCTTAGATGAATACTTTACTAACAGTTGTGTAGTTTTTCCCGAAACAACATGGCAAAACAACGAACTGTGTTTAACTGAGAAGGCACTTAAATGTTTTTATGCTGGCAGTTTGCCTTTTCCAATTGGCGGCGCAAATATAAACAAGTTGTACAATGAAATAGGATACAATACAGCTTGGAATTTATTACCCAATGAGCTCAAACTGTTTGACAGTGAACTCAATCATAGAGAACGATACACCATGATAGTAGCGGCAATCACCTGGTTATCTGCAAATACCAATATATTTTTGAGTAATACCTTTAAGCAATTGACAGCAGACAATAAAGATAATTTTTTAACTTGCAAATCTTTACATAAGTGTGTTATAATTGCTAATAAGAAGTTTGAAAACATGTTTAACAGAGGAGAAGAAAATGGGATTAACAAGGCCTAAAGCAACACAACTTGAAAAAGTTAAAAAGATCAATGACAAGCATTTTTGGGTTAGTATGATCAAAAGCACAGGAAGACTATATGCATGTTATTTGTTATACTCTGGAATGATCAGCATGGCAGCAATAGTGTTTGCAATTTCTGAAGCAGTTGGTATTGTAGAAGAAATGGTTTAATGAGTGCTGATGTAGACATAGACTTTGCTGATAGGCAAAGTATAATTGATTTGATCAAGTGTACTCCTGCAAGACAAAATGCAGAAGGACGCAAACACAATTCAGGTGTCTATGTCACTCCAATACCACGTGATGCACCAAATGGTTGTGCTAGTATTGATTATGAAACTGCCGAAACAAGAGGATATTTTAAACTTGACTTGCTTAATCAAAGTGTGTATACACTTATTCGTGATCAAGCACACTATGATGAGATGTTAGCACAACAACCGGACTGGACTAAATTACAAGACAATCAGTTTTGTGAACGTGTGGTACACATTGGCAACTATCACGATCTAATAGTAAACATGAAACCTGATAGTGTACAACGTATGGCTGCATTTATCAGTATAATACGACCAGGCAAGGCACACCTACAACGTAAACCGTGGGCGGATGTATTTGCAACTGTGTGGGATGGAGATGATAGTGCTGGTTTTGTGTTTAAGAAATCACATGCAGTAAGTTATGCAAGACTTGTAGCATTACATATAAACTTATTAAGTGAGTAACGGTATTACCACTTGTTGTGCAAATTTTTCATACGCAGTAGTAGTTGGGTGTCCGGTATGGTCTAATTCATTCATGTCATGTGCAAGATCACCAAGACAGTTCTTTTCAGTATCTACAAAAAACCAATCATCAAAATTAAATTTATTATACAATGGTAAATCTTCTTTGACACAAAAATTTGCTATACAATAATCGCCACCATTGGTGGATTCGATATTTTTGTTCCATGTATTAAAATAATTTGTAAAGTAAAAATTGTATTTTCGTTCTCTTAAGTATGAACGCAATTGAATAAAAAATAATAAGTTTTCGATACAGATGCTTAACGGATCACTTAATTTGTATTGCGGTGAAAACACTTGTTCTAATTGTTTATCTTGCATCCAACTGTTTGCTAGTCCTCCACTGTGTAAAAAATAACTTTCATTATTTTTTTGACAAAGATATGTATAAGTTTCTTTGAGATGGAAAAACCATTCACCGCTGATGTGTAAGTCTTTACGTCCTATACCACTCCACATGATTAATACAGTAGTTTCAGCAGGCACAAGGTTATTGGACTCTAAGAAATTAATTGTGCTATCGCAAATGTACTTGTTGCCTGCACCACCTTGTGCTATATTGTAATATGAGTCTGGGCAGATGTTTTTGACAACAAAATCAGGCCATTTTTGCTGGTTTTTGTTTGCTTGTGTAAAACTGCAACCGTTTACAACTAAGTTTTTCATCAATCTACTCTGCGAACAAGAGTGATACTGCGTCGTTTAATTTTCTTACGTGAAAGTTCTTGTAAGCTCGTGGCAGGTCCTAGTACGATATCTAAATCTTTGTTGATAAACGTTTTGAGATAAGGTCTAAACTGTTCCCAATCTTTTTTGAGAAATATGTTAATAGGTATACTACGGTTTGATTCCCACCACCATTGATTTGCAAGCTCTAAAAAGTCACGTTTTTGTCCTTCATGAACAATGCCACCAAAGTCGTAAATGGTGGTTATTTGATCATCTCTATTTTGTATAACACCCACATATTCATTGCTTGCATATGTGCAGAAAGTGATAAACGGATATCGTTCTGCAATCTTTTCGAATAGCTCTACGCCCATAAATACCTAGTAATTGGAGTTAAATTAATGTATTCTACACCCGTCTATTTATATCAGCAAAAGCAACAGGTGCTATTACCTGCTACGGACGGTTCGTACTTTCAAAGGAGATGGCAACCAGTGTATGCTAAAAAATTAAAAGTCAATCGTGGCGTTGATAACGTTATACTGTTTGAGTTTATCAATCAAGATCAAAAACCCGTAAACATATCAGGCAGTACTATTACTTACCGTATGATGAGTACCGACGGTGATGAATTGCTAATAGCAAAAGATCTAGAAACACTCAGTGCCGCTTACGGCAGAGCAAAAGTAACACTTACCAGTGCAGAACTAGATATAATAGAAGAACAAACTGCTACTTGGAGTTTAGAACGTGCAAGTGGTAACCTATACGAAGCAGTGTTTACAGATGCATACAGTGCAGGACGTGGACAAGTTGAAATTGTTGACAGTGTATATCCAGACTTTGTTGAAAGTACCATACTTGAACTTCCAGAACCAACGATAAAAAGATCTGCAGCAAACGGAGATCGAAACTACACCAGTATGGCATATACTGCTAACAATACACTTACTACATTTCAATTGGACTTTGATAATTTTACTGGAAATGTTATAGCACAAGGTAGTGAAACACAAATTGGTCCTGATTGGTATGATATTGGATCACAAACTGTTTATACAAATCAAAATACACGAAGTTACATTAACATTGACGGCAGACACAATTGGATACGTTTTCAACTCAATCAATATGGCTTATCTGGAGAAGGTGTTGCAACAGTAGTCAACGGAGCAGTAACTGCCATAACATCTGCGGGTGGGTCAGAATGGTACGGAGCAGGCAATCCCAACGTTGATATTGAAGGAAATCCAGGAGGCACTGGAGCAACTGCTACTGCAACATTAAACGGAACCAAAGTAGGCAGTATTACAGTCACCAATGGCGGACAAGGATATATAGAAGTACCATTAGTTAAAATTAATAACGGAAGGATTACACAAATCCTTTATCGCTAGGAGGTACAATGCCAATTAAACGTGTTATTGCATTTGGATGCAGTTGGACATATGGCGACGAATTAATAGACCCTCAATTTAGACATCTTGACGAAACAGAATTTCGTGATCATTATGACGAAAACAAACCTTGGCGATTGGCAAACTGTTATGCAGGATTGGTTGCTGATCATTATGGATTAGAGTTAGAAAACTGTGCATTTCCAGGTAGTAGTCTAGAAAGCATGAGATGGACTATGAACTGGATGATGCAAAACCGTAATGATTTAGAAGATACCTTATGGTTGGTTGGTTTAACTAACGCCACACGTATCAGTTGGTTTAATCCTCTTCATCAAGTAAGTCAAAAAGATCCTCACTGGAATAGGCATCTACACAGTACTTGGCTTACACAACCCAATTCAGATATTGACGATAACTGGTTTCAATTACAAAAATTATGGCTTGGTATGAGCTATCATAGAGAATGGGCAGATTATAATCACAAGATGACTGTTAATTTATTTGATTATGCACAACAACGAACAGGAGCAACTGTAATACAGTTTAATGTGTTACCAAATAATTACCAAACCACTGCTCCAACGTTGTTGTATAATAATTCATCATGGCAGGAAATTCTAATTTCCAAAAGAAAAGAATTAGCCATAGAACCTTTTGCTTCAGGAGGACATCCGAATGAAAAAGGACATGAAATTATATCAAAACACTTGATTGAACACATAAAGTATGCTAATATAGTAACATAATGATAGACATCTTAAGTTACATTCC